GATGAGATGAGGTATATGTCTATGGCTGACTTTAAGAGAGCTATTGATAAAGTACCTACTGAAATTAGGATAATATTTTCAGGCTTCATTGAACCATTTATGAATAGACATTGTTCTGATATGATGTTATATGCTTATGAAAAAGGACATCCCATAGCAGTATTTACGACAGCAGTTGGTATGAATATGGAAGATTTAGAAAAGATAAAACACATACCATTTGATGATGGCCCGAATGGTGGTTTTACATTACATTTGCCAGATAAAGAACATTTGGCTAAACACCCTATAACTAAAAGATATCTAAGTGTGTTGAAAGGTATAAAGGAAGCTAATTTGAGTAGTTTTTATCTGATGTCTATGGGTGAGGTGCATGAAGAGGTTGAAAAATTAGGAATTTGGAAAAAGGAAGACATCCACATACCAGTTATGTGGTCTAGGGCTGGTAATCTAAAGGGTGAGGCTCAGATGAAGCCCGAACTAAGAAGAGTTATGGATAGAGTCAAAGATGCTTCAGAATATAACTCCAAAAACTATAAAGAAGGAGAACTTACTTGTGGATGCATCGAAGATTTATATCATACTATTCTATTACCAAATGGAGATATGTCTTTATGTTGTATGGATTACGGATTAGAACATATTACAGGAAACTTATATGAACAATCATTTGAAGATGCTATACCAGAAAACAATCAATGCTTTTCTTTGTGTAACGGATGTGAAAATGCTATACCTGTTTCTGAAAAGATAAAGGGTAAAACTTTAGGAGAAAAAATTATATCATCCGATGTTAGTTTATATGATGATAAACTAGAAGTAAACGAAAAAAAGTGGGGTGGTGATATTTATATGAAGAATAATGTTACATCACCTATAGTAAACTCTGAATCACAACCAACAATAGTAGTTGTAGATAATTTCTTAGAAAATCCTGATGAAGTTAGACAGATAGCATTGGACATACCATCGGATGAGTATGAGAAAAGAGGTTCAGTTGGTGTTAGGTCTAAACCATATCCAAATGGAAATGTGTATAGACCAATTTTTGAAGAGTTGTTAGGAATAAAGACTATAGATGAAGAGTGGGGTGGAGCTGGTGGAACGCATGGATGTTATCAATGGTCACCAGCAGAGACTGGACAAGTAGTTCATTGTGATGCTACAGATTGGGCTGGTATAATATTTTTAACACCTAATGCACCACCAAGAACAGGTACTTGGTTGATGAAACATAAAGAAACTGGTAAAGTTCATAGAGAAGAAGGATTGGATGATGTTTTTATAGGAAATTCAAAACAATGGGACATACATCCATTTGAAAAAATAGATGACATAGGTAATGTCTATAACAGATTAATTTTATGGAACGGAAGACACCTACATACTGCTGGTTCTTACTTCGGTGAGTCGATAGATAATTCCAGATTGTATCAGGTATTCTTTTTTAATGAAAAAAAATAACATAGGAGACTATTATGAGTGAAGTAAAGAAAGTAACAGACGAAGAGTTACAAGGTATTAAAGATCTTGGTACTAACTATCAAGGAATATCTAATTCGTTTGGACAATTAAGAGTTCAAAGACTTATACTTGAACAACAACTTGCTAATCTTGAAGAAGCAGAGGCTAATCTTGAGGCAAAATATGTTGAAAATCAAGACAAAGAAAAAGAGCTACTTCAATCTTTCAATGAAAAGTATGGTAGAGGAACATTAAATCCTCAGACTGGTGAATTTACACCTGTAGAAGAACCAGCACAAGAAGAAAAGTCAGAAGAAAAGTAAAATAAACTTGTATATAAGTGTATTTGGAACTTTTACTTTATACTTATATATAATTATTTACACTAAACTTTAAGGAGAAATCACATGGCAGAGAGAATTGTCAGTCCTGGTGTATTTACTCGTGAGAAAGATTTATCATTCCTACCAGCAGGTGTTGCTAACATAGGTGCAGCTATAATAGGACCAACTTTGAAGGGTCCTTCATTCGTACCTACACAGGTATCATCTTTTTCTGAGTTTCAAACAATTTTTGGTGGATACACCAAAGATTATTATACACCTTATACAGTAAACGAATATCTAAGGTCTGCAGGTTCAGTAACCGTAGTCAGAGTTGGATATTTACAAGGTTATAAAGCAAATGCGGTACATTTAGTTGCTAGTGGTTCTGGATTGAATCATGTAGTTGCTAGTTACTTACCAGCTAAAAATAATACTGGTGGTTCTGTATCTGCTTCATTGACATCAGTAACAGCAACACAAGGTAATTCATTTGATGTTAGATTTGCTGGCTCAAATGCTAGTGCTAGTCTTACAAGTCTATCAATAGCTGAAGCAGATGCTACAAGTGCTAATTATCTTGGAGATAAGATACCATCCGATGCTAAAGTAGATAAGATTGATGGTACTTCTGCTCCAGTATTCACATATAAATACTTTAGAACCCATATTAGTCAATCTTTGAACGGTGGAGCAAGTGCTGGTGCTGTTTCTATGAGTATTGAGGTATTGGCTTCATCAGAAATGGATTTTGAAAGTGGTACTGAAACAGTAAATGCTAGTACATATGTATCTACAATAAATGGTAGTAGTGGAGCTACTTCTGCTAGAACACCATATATCTTAGACCAAAACTCCAATGAATTATTCAGAATTTATATGAGAGCTGATGGTACAGCAACAAATAATTACTATGTTGTGGTAAAGGATGTGATACAAGCAAAAGAACAGAATACTGCTGCAGGATATGCTGAATTTGGGTTAGAATTATTTGATAGCGAAGGTAATTCTTTAGAAAACTACTCTAAATTGGTATTAGACCCAGCATCACCTAACTTTTTACCAAAAGTAATCGGAGACCAATTCCAAAATGTAAATAATGATGGTGAGGTAACTGTTTATGGTGAATATGCAAATCGTTCTAATAGAATCAGAGTCGGTGATTATATTCCAGACAATCTAAAAGCTAATAAAGCTTCACAGCCGTTTGGTTTTGCTGCTGTAATAGAACCTATTATATCAACTGCAGCTGTACCTACTGGTTCAATAAATGCTAAACAAGAAAAAACATCAAATAAGGGACAATATGCTCCTGATGTTGCTTATGGATTCAAATTGAGTTCTTTACACTTCAATAGTGTTGAAAGAAACGATGCTGTTGCTTATTTGTCTCCGATACCAAAAGCCGCTGTTGCGGGTAACAATGCTAACTTCTTATTATCAAGTATGTATGGATATGGAGCAGATGCGGCTCTTACATCTTTGAGAACTACATATGGTAGTGAGTTTGCAGGTGCTAGTAACCTATTGACAATATCTTCGTCTCAGGTACAACAGAAGTTTGCTGTTCCATTTCAGTATGGGTTTGATGGTATAGCTCCAAATAAAGCACTAAATACTGGTAATGATATATCAGCAACCAACACTATGGGATTCGATTGTAGCACATCAGCAGCTAGTGGTTCAGTTGCTTATAAAAGAGCTATAAACTCTATTAGTAATCCTGATGAGATTGATATCAATATGGTGGTAACTCCTGGTCTTGTACATAGTTTACATACCAATGTTACTAATCATACTATTGATAAGGTAGAGTCTAGAGCTGATGCTTTCTATGTAATGGATGGTTCTGCTTGGGGTGATACAGTAGCTGCTAGTATCTCAAATGTACAGACATTGGATACTAATTATGCTGCTACATATTTTCCTTGGGTAAAGATAGATGATCCTGATACAGGCGAAGGTGTTTGGGTTCCACCATCAGTAGTAATACCAGGTGTGATTGCTTTCACAGATAGTGTGGCGCACGAATGGTTTGCTCCTGCTGGATTGAACAGAGGTGGATTGGCTAGTGTTAGAATGGCTAAGAAAAAACTAACCCATACAGATAGAGATAGATTGTATGAAGGTCGTGTGAATCCGATTGCTACATTTCCTGGTCAAGGAGTTGTGGTATTTGGACAGAAAACACTACAGGCTAAACCATCTGCTTTGGATAGAATCAATGTAAGAAGATTACTTATCAGATTGAAGAAGTTTATCGCTTCATCAAGCAGATTCTTAGTATTCGAACAAAACGATTCTTCTACAAGAACCAGATTCCTAAACATAGTGAATCCGTTCTTAGAATCAGTTCAAGCCAACAGTGGTTTGAGTGCTTTCAAAGTAGTGATGGATGAATCTAATAATACACCTGATGTCATAGACAGAAATCAGTTGGTTGGACAGATATTTATTCAACCTACAAGAACTGCTGAGTTCATTGTATTGGACTTCTCAGTTCTACCGACAGGTGCTGCATTCCCAGAATAATAAGGGGGTGTAAAAAATCAAAGGGGAGTATTATGCTCCCCTTTTTTTTATCTAAAAAACTAAGAAAAAACTATGAAAGAAATAAAGAAATGATTTGAACGATTTTTCAGTTTGTTTATATTTATATATGAAGAATTAAACTTATAGGAGAACTGAAATGCCAGACTTAATCGATCCTTCAGAAATAATGTTCACTCCGTTTGAACCTAAACTAAAAAACAGGTTCATTATGTACATTGAAGGCGTTCCTGCTTATATAATAAAGAGTGGTAATAGACCACAAATAAATTTTGAGACTATCACCTTAGACCATATCAATGTTCAACGATATGTAAAAGGTAAAGGTGCATGGCAACCATTAGAAATAATGCTATATGACCCAATCGTACCATCCGGCGCACAAGCCGTTATGGAATGGGTAAGATTGTCGCATGAGTCTGTAACTGGTAGAGATGGGTATTCGGATTTCTATAAGAAAGATGTTACTTTCAATATGTTAGGTCCTGTGGGAGATAAGGTAGAAGAATGGACACTAAAGGGTGCTTATATACAACAAGCAAACTTTGGTACTATCGATTGGTCTGTAAACGAACCAGCTGATATTTCATTGACACTACAATACGATTACGCTATCCTACAATTCTAAGGAGTAAATATGAGTTTTTTCAGAGAAATGCTTTCAAGTGATGCGAAGATTTCAAGTAAAAGATTTGTCGGTTTTATGGCATTCTTTATGTTGATGGCATCTTGGGGTGCTGACACCTTTTCATCATTTGAAGTAAAAGATAAAATTTTAGAGTGTTTTATGTACATTTCAGTAGTTGGGCTTGGTGTTACAGCTGCTGAGAAGTTCGGTAAAAAATAGTTATAGTTCAAAACTAAAATCATAGGAGTCAAATATGGCTGAAGTCAAATTTCCCACGGAAGTGGTAGATTT